AGACATTAATCTCCAATTGGACTGATGCTAATAGTGATAGACGTAAATCATGATTAAAAGAATTCTAATTATTTTCATTGCACCTATTATAACAATAGCAGTTCTAAATGCACAAGTAGTCCAGCAGTCAATTGGATATATTAATGGTAGTGGTGTTGCTAATGGTCCAATATTAGAAGTTAATGGAGCAGTAGGAGCGCCAAGTTATAGTTTTGCAAGTACTCCTAATACAGGTATATTTACTTTTGGTGGCACTTCAATTGCTGAAGCGATAGGTGGTGTCACTACACTTTTTAATTCTTCTACTTTACAGGAAGTTCCAAGCAATTTAGTAATAGGATGGTCATCCACTACTGCTGCAACTGGAGCATTAGATACCGGGGTCTCCCGTTTAGGTGCTAATAGTCTTGCATTAGGAAATGGAACAGCATCAAATGCTTCTGCGAATCTTTCATTGGGAAGTATTAGTCTTGGTAATTTAACATTCTCATCTACGGCGCCGACAGTAACTAGTGGATTTGGAACTACACCAGGAACAATAGTAGCTGGTTCTACTAGCACATCATTTAGAATATTGGTAGGTGCAGGTGCCGCAACCACAACGGGAGTAATAGGATTACCAACGGCAGTGAATTTCTGGAATTGTGATTTGTGGGATATGACGACGCCATTAGACGTAACAAGGCAAACTGCATCTACGACAAGTAGTGTTACATTCACAGCAACTATTGGTTGGACGGCAGGTGATACGTTAATTGGCCGTTGCACAGGAAGTTAATTTTCAATTCGGTGAGATATAACATGAGAAAACTAATTCTAGCAATCTTCTTCATTTCATGTGCAGTATCCATTAATGCACAAAATACCGCAACCGTTCAAATGCAATTAGTAAATAGTCCAGTATTTACTAATCGAATACAATTCCTTTTAACTCAACAAGCTGTCACAGTAATGTCAGAACCTATTGCAACTGGTGGTGCATGTCATGGTGCGCGGCTAAATTATGCCGGACGTGTAATATCTAATCCTGCTGCTATGACGCCCGTCGCATCAGTAGTAATTGTAACTGGAACAAATTTAACTTCTGTAGCAGTTACAGGTTCAGGAGTTACAGCAGATAGTGCAGCAACAGATGCAGCAATTGCATCGCAAATTTCCACATTTTGGAATGCACTTTCTAATTGTGGAACTGGCACTTAATTATGAAAGGAAATCAAATGTTACCATTTCAGTTAATTTCATTGGTATTTGCATTCGTTTGCTTTGTTCTTTCCACGTGGAATACTACTGATCCTAATTGGAGACGATTACTTGGTGCGGGATTGGCATTTGTAACTGTATATTACATGCTAGGTTTTGCTAGATAATATGGCATTAGATGCTAGAGATGCAATAGTAATGATCTCTGCTGTAGGTGTGGTTATTGTTAACATTATAAATGCAATTAAGATTAATACTGCTCGCGTAGAATCTAATGCTGGAGATAAACAAATCTTAAATGTATGTGGAGTCGCAGCTGATAAAGCAGATATCGCCGCGGTAAAAGCAGATGAAGCTGCTACGCATACTAAAGAAGCAGTTATAAAGGCTGATGCGCGTGATGTTAAGTTAGAGAATTTGACCCAAGTTACGACATTGGCAGCTGATAATGTTAATGGCAATCTTAGACGAATGACAGAGAAGTTCGATGCCGTTACTTTAGAATTAGCCAAGCAAATTGCTCAAAATGAAACTTTAAGAGAAACGAATAAAGTTTTAGTTGGGATAGCAAGTCAAAGGGTTCGCGCGGAAGATCGTGTTAAGGTATTAGATGTGCAAAGTAGATTGGATGATGCTTTGCCATCAGTAACAATAGCAGAGAAAGAAGGAAATAAATGAAAGTTGGAACTCTTCTATTAATCATGGCAGATGTAATCAATCTTCTCAAAGTAAAGGGATTGATTACCATAACTGGGGACTTCGGAGATTTCGGAAATATCCAGAATGATTTAGCACTTAGTGGTGCCGTCGAAGTCATATTGAAAGAACATGGAGTTAATACTCCAGATAAAGTGGATCAAATCTTACAAATTCTCCCATTAGTAGCTGGGATGATCAAATGATATTTGATAATGTTTCATTGAAGAATGAAATCGAAAAAACCTTGGATACCCATGTAAATATTCCTGAAGGCCATCGTGGAGCATTGGTAACTATAGTTGATGCTTCAGGAGTTAGATGCGCGGTTGCTACGAATGTGGGAAAGGGATGGATGGTTGCAGGTGATATTGGTTATGTAACTCATAAGGGTGGGTTGGAAGCAGGTATTACTGTTCAAAAGACGTGGTAAATGATTGCTCATCCCGGATTTAAATCAGTTCAGAAAATGATTGAAAAGAAATCTGGTGTAAGTAAAAATGCTGCTGGAGCTATATTAGCAAGTAGAACTAGAAATGCATCCGCTTCTGCGCGGAAGTCGAATTCCCGTTTAAATCGTGTTAAGTAGTAATGCCATTTAATGAGAAAGGTGAATGGCGTCCCAATATTAAACAGGAGAAGTTATTAGCAGTTCCCAATTCTATTAAAGAAGCCGCTCTATTGGGGGGCGCGGGGACGGGCAAGTCTGAATTATTATTAATGATTGCAATAGTAAATAAATGGCATGAAAATGGAAATTTTAAACAAGTATTTATGCGCCGCACGTTCCCCGAATTACGTTCGGAAATCGTTCCAAGAAGTAAGAAGATATATCCAAGATTCGGTGGAACTTTTAATAAGACGGATATGGTATGGACATTTGATGGATGCAATGTTGGGAACACTTCTGGTGGCTTAATATTCTTAGGACATTGCGAGAATGAAAGTGATGTTAATAAATATGACACGATGGAAATCAATCTCTTCACGCCAGATGAAATCACATCGTTAACGGAATACATATACTTATATATAGGATTCACACGTGTTCGAACAAGTGATAAGAAGTTACCAGCAATCATACGCGGAGCCGGGATGCCAGGTGGTATCGGGCATGGTTGGGTTAAGAAGCGATTTATTGATCCATATCCTACGGGAGGTAAGATTTTACGGGGACGAGGTGGAAATAAACGCATTTTCATTTTTGCCACGTTGGCAGATAATCCCCATATCGACCCGGAATATAGTCAATCATTAGAAGCATTACCGGAAGCTGAGAAGAAAGCAAAAAAATATGGCGATTGGGATGCATATGCAGGACAAGTATTCAGTGAGTTTAGGGCATTACATTATGCAACGGAACCTGATAATTACTTACATATTATTGAACCTTTTGATATTCCATCATGGTGGCCTAGAATATGTGCTATAGATTGGGGATGGAATCCAGGTTTTACCGTAGTTCAGTTTGGAGCGATATCTCCATCGAAAAGATTATATCTTTATAGAGAACTTCAATATGAAAAGATTCTCATCGAAGATTGGTGTAATGAAGTTAAACCGATGTTAGATAGGGAAGGAATCGAAGATATCGTAATCTGTCATTCTGCTGGACAACATAGGGGTGAGCCACAAACTATCCATGAACAGGTAATTGAGGGATTAGGCAGAAGCGTGCGATTGGGTGAAAGAGATAGAATCGGTGGTAAGATGCTCTTACATGAATATTTAAGATGTAAGCCATTACCTATTTATAAGGACGTGGGGATGGTTTATGCTCAGGAAAGAGCAGAATGGATATTGCGAAATCGCACTTTAGATGATTACAAGTTATACTTATCATTATTCAATGAAAAAGAACCTGAGACGAATTTACCAAAATTGCAAATATTTAACACTTGTAAGTATCTACCCGATGCTATTAAGGCTTGCATATATAGTAAGGTAAATAAAGATGACGTGGAAGAATTCGTAGGTGATGATCCTTATGATACAGTTCGAATGTTAATTAGAAGGGCCGATAGTTATTTTGATGAGGCATCTGATAAGTCTATTGAGTTGAAGAAGAGGCAATTACTAATCGATCAATTCAAAGCAAGTGGGGATATGACGGCATTTTATCGAAATGCTAGGAAGTTGGAAGTAGATGAGGAAGTTCTAATACAACCAATTAAGAGATATCATCGAGTTCATTAATTATGCGTGAGATATTAATAGCAATTAAAGAATGGATTATTTATAAGTTTCGTGTTGAGGAGAGATATGATGCGCGCATGGAAGAAGTTGAATTCTTAAAGCGTGAATTAATTAAGGAGCGGGAAGAACGGAATCATTTATTGAATTACGTTTTACAATTAAGAGAAGTTCCTAAGGAAATTGAATCAAAATCAAATGAAGAAGTAATTCAACCAGTATTCAAAACTAGATATAAACCGTGGCACGTGAAAAGGCAAGAATTAGAAATGGAAGATCGTTTGAAGGCATTGAAATTACATGATGATGCGCGAATGGCTACTGAAGGTAAAAAGACGACGGAACAATTAGAGCGTGAAATATTAGGTGGAGATTCGGCATGAAATGTAAGCATATATGGGAATATGTTTCTTATACATGGTTTCAATGTAGATTTTGTGGTAAGTGGAGTGAAAAATGTTCGGAATGAATGCAAATGCTTTACCGGGGATGATGCAAAGAATGCAGCGTCGCGCGCCTGGAAGTTTAGGTGCAGGTAGTGATTATGGAATGCCTAATCAAATGGGTATGTTAAATAGACCAAATTTTAATCCTTCGCCAATGGGTGGTGGTCCAGGTTTAAGTGGTATGCTAGGTAATATGCGTGGTGGTATGATGGGTGGAATGAATAGTAATACTGCTCCACCTGCAACACCACAGAATTTCGGTGGAAGTAATATTGGAGCACCAATTGATGCGCCGCCGAGATTAGCTTCTCCATCACCTTCCATGAGATTACCAATGCCTGCACCACCAGTTAATACTGCACCAAATGTAGGAGCATTACCGGCATTTAATGCACATCCACCTCCAGATTTAGGTAATGATATAGGTCCAATACAACCAGTTAATAATCCACCACCATCACCAATGGCGGGTCCATCTCCTGATATTTTAAATCAAATCTTGCAGAAAAGGCAAATGTTGAATCGCGGTTATGGTGATAATGGGAATCAATAATGCCCATGAGTTTCGGTCCATCGAACCCATTTATCGATCGCGCAACACGAATTCCTTATGTTCGAAAGTTTGGAGTGAAGAATAAGATCCCAAGATTAAAAATGGGTGAGCCGAAATTATCAAAATTGAACGTGAATCTCAATTCGCCGAAGTTTAAATGATATGCCGTTGAAAAGTGGTAAACAAGTTCGATTTATGGAGATGGTTGCTCATGGTGGTAAATCACGTATTGGTGGGCCATCTCCAGCAGTTGCAGAAAAACTAATACATGAAACTTCACATAAAATGTTATCGAATTCAATGAAAAAACGTGGGAAGAAATGAGTAAGAAAAGGAAAGAATATAGCGATGAGATAATTTGTGATCTTAAGACAATTATCGATGAATTTGAGAGGGAAGATCAATCTGTTCGTGAAAGGCAAATCCGTATATGGAAAAGATTGCAAATGATGTGGTCAGGTTTTAGTCGTATATGGTGGAGTGAAACAGCACATGATTGGAGAATTAATGAAATAAATGCAGCAGCAGAAGATGATTCATATTATGATAAGAATATTAACGTATTTCGATCTTATTTAGAATCAATCATAGCAGCAATGAGCGCAACGGTTCCCGGAGTAAGATGTAAGCCTGATGATGCTGATAATATTAACGATGTTCTCACGGCGAAAGGTGGGACCAAAATCGCGGAATTGATTTATCAACATAATGATGCTCCATTATTATGGATAAAGGCTCTATTTATATATTGCACTCAGGGAATGATAGCTGCATGGAATTATTCAGAAGAAAATAAGAAATATGGAATGGTGGGGATTCCTAAGTATGAAGAGAGTGAAGAGACTCAAAAGAATGCATATTGCCCATCATGTGGGAAGCAAATGCAATCTGCCGAAACTGACGCGGCGATTGCAAAGGAATTAACTGAACAAGATGAATTCCAACCAGATAATGACGATGTCAAATTACATGATCAATTCAATGCTGAAGGGAATAAAGTAACTTGTGAGAATTGCCAACAATTAGTAGATCCCGAAATGAGGGATGAACCTATAATCGTTACAAGAATTGTAGGTGAAACACAGCAGGCGAAAAGTAGGCAGAAGATAGTTATTGAAGGTGGTCTTTATATTAAAGTGGCGAATTATGCTCGATGCCAGGAAGATACTCCGTATTTAGCATATTGTTATGAAACTCATTATAGTAATGTTTATAAGGAATATCCTCATCTAAGAAAAGAGAATAAGGATATAACGAGTAGTTCTGATAATAGTGGAAATAA